AAAAAACCAGCGGCCAAGAAAATAGTTATGGCCAGAAAGAAAATCTAATCATGTCTAACCTTACCGACCAAGAACTGGAAAATATCGTGGAGAAGGTAACCGAGAGGGTGATCGAAAAGGTATATACCTCGGTAGGTAAATCCATTGTGACTAAGTTCTTTTGGATTGTAGGGGTAGCTGCGGTTGGCCTGGTAACTTACCTGGCCAGCATTGGCCAAATCAAGGTAGGCTAGGATGTGGCAGACGACTTCGGATTTTTGGCTGGAGCGAAAGGTTTTAGCGAGGGCATAAATACTGGTAAGGCCGCTAGCAGAGAAATCTCTAAGGGCATTGAGAGCCTACAAAATGAGGCGCTTGAATCAGCTCAAGAGAAGTCTAGAGAGCGGCGTAGAGCACAGCGAGAGGCTGAGTTCAAGATACAAACTGCAACTATCAAAGCTCTACAGGAATATCAAAGACGCAAAGTAATCTCCGATGAGGAGGCCAAACTAAAGATAGAATTTGTACGCAAGTACGGAGCCAAAGAGTGGGATCAAGTATTAAGAATTAAGAATGAGATAGCTAGAGTGGAAGAGGAAAATACTAAGGCTTTCAAATCTGATTTGCATGAGCGCAGAGTAGCACTAGCATGGTGTTTCTTTGCTGCGTTCTGGGTTACTGTTTATCTTAAATACATAGGGGCATTCTGATGTTTACTTTACTTACTACTCTCGTATCGTTTCTGGCTGGTGGCCTGCCAAAGCTAATGAATTTTTTCCAAGATAAATCAGATAAAAAGCATGAGCTGGAGCTGGTCAAGATGCAGACTGAGCGCGAGATGCAGATGCTCAAAGAGGGCTACATTGCACAAGCTAAAGTAGAAGAGATCCGCACAGAGCAGATCGCTATACAGTCAGCAGAGAAGGAGCGAGAGGCTCTCTATGCCCATGACATAGCTATCGGTCAAGGTGCAAGCCAATGGGTTATCAATGCTAGAGCATTTACTCGCTCATTTATTACCTACGGCCTATTCTTTTTGTTTGCTTTTGTAGAGATATTTGGCTTTTACTATGCCGTTAAAACTGGTGTTGATTTTAGCATTGCACTTGATATGTTATGGGATGACGAAACACAAATCATTTGGGCCAGCGTTGTTTCTTTCTGGTTTGGTACTCAGGCCTTTAAATCAAAATGAGTTTGGAGCACCGCGTTATTGAGATGATTAAGCACCATGAGGGTGTTAGATTTCGTCCATACCAATGCCCGGCTTTAATCTGGACTGTTTGTGTGGGTCATGTAATTGACCAGTCGCATATCAAGGTACCGCTGGCAGAGCGCAAAGCATTGCCAATCCCTGATGGTTGGGATAGAACTTTTAGTATGGGAGAAGTTAATGAGATGCTTGCTAAAGACCTGGGCAGTTTTGAAGCTGGGGTACGAAGATTATGCCCTGATGGTCTTACTGCTGGCCGCCTTGGCGCACTTACCAGCTTTGCCTTTAATGTTGGATTGGGTAATCTACAGCGTTCTACGCTTAGGATGAAACACAACAGAGGTGATTACGAGGGTGCCGCCGAGGCCTTTTTAGATTGGACAAAGGCTGGCGGCAAGGTGCTGAAGGGATTGGTTACAAGGCGCAATGATGAGCGCGCCCTGTATCTTAGTTAACCCTCAATAGCCATCTTGCGTTTTTGCTTGTGGGCTGCCATACCGGCCTGCTGCACCGCGGTTAGCATCTTTAAGACATCCGCGTTTAGCGTATTGAACTCGCCAATCTTTTGGATCTTGAGCTCTTTGGCCAGACGCGAACGCGCTACCTTATCTGCCATCTCGTTATAGCGATCCATCCATGCCGTCATGCCATCATGCAGCTCCGATGGTTTGCCGGGGATGTTTAGTTTGAAGGTGCCAGGCGGCTGTATCTGATCGGATACAACCTCAACTGTTGTATTTTCGCTACACTCAGCAGCTGGTATATCCAAAACTTCTACCTCTGAAACTGACACAGATGGGATGGCATCAAGCGGGTTAGCGTGCTTGATCTGAGGCGCCTGTGGTGCTGCCGTATCGTCTGGGTAATCCTGAGCCTCCTCGACCGTGATTAAACCCTTCAAAACGTCTGGAAACGCGTCCCGCAAGGCAAAGCCACGGGCTCGCATCTGTAGCATACGCTTAGGGTACTGCGTCCAAGGCCCTTGCTTATTCCACAGGCCAGCTCGCTTGGCATCCTCAACTGAATACTTGCTGATTACCTCGGTACGATTCTTACGTTTGGCCACGCATACTGCGATTGGATTGCTGGTACCCTCGCCTTCAAAGTACTCCTTCACATCCTCGCATACGGGCGAGTTCTGGACTAGGGCCATTGCTGCGTCACCGTATACGCTTGGCTTACCGTTGATGGTCGCGATATTCTGCAAGGCCTGTAGTGGTGCTAGGCCGAGTTCGTATCCCCATTGCACAGCCACCAGTACATCTTCTGGTTTATTTTGGTAGGCCTTTGGAACCATCGTGCTCTTACTTAGCATATTGCTGAAGTCAATAGCCTCTGTCATTGTTTGTGGGGCAAAGCCCTGGTGCTTAACTAAGTTACTCATTTGTTACCTTTCAATAATTTTCTAGCTGCAATCTCGCGCTGGAGTATGTGCCAAAACGGCGATTTAATAATCTTCATAATTGCTTAATAGTTAAAGTGGATTGACGTATCGAGTACGCCTCTTTTGCTGGTGTAATCGTTGCTGGCTTGGCCTTGTAAGTACGGACTGGCCAGCTTATTTGGTACTGCCCTGCTATACAGTGAGTATGGTTCTGCATAATGCCCATAATCTCGGTCTGTATCTTGCTGTTTTCATCTTCTGCCTTTGTAATTTTTGCCTTGTTTTCCAAAAGTAATTTGGTCAACTCCTCGACATAATTATCTAAGACAACTGGCTCATCATCTGAGCCTGAGCTAAAAGTACGAGCTGCATCCTTTGGATTGATAGGCGGGTAGTAATCGATCTCGCCTGTGTTTTTCCAGCGGTCTAACTTATCTTGAAACTCTTTGCAGGTCTTTTCGATCAGCTCTAGCGTTGCTGGGTGTTGCTTGAATAGGAATATACGCAGCTCTGTACCCTGATATAGCGTAGCAATCGCGCCCCAGGTCGCCTTGTAGATCGCCATCTGTGCTTGCAGCTGTATAGGGCCTCTATACAGGGGCAGCACGTCCTCCGCTGGCATCGAGGTTAGCTTGGCCTCGATGATGCCTGTACCACTTAGTACTATAGTTTCGCTGCCGACCACGTAGATGCCCTGCTCAGGATCTGTAAAGACCTCCTTTACATTGCCTGTGGCTGTGCCATCAAGAGAGCAGCACAGAGGCCACTTATCGTGGAAGTAAGGGAATGGGTGCTCGATCTCCAGCTGGCTGCATCCAAGCCTGTTGGCGGCCTCCATCAGGATTGTGGGCTCTAGCCGATTACCCCATGCCATCGCCTCGTTGCCGATGTCTGGCGGGTTAATACCTTTTAGAAAATCAATTGATGACAGCAGCTCATCATTGGGCGATCTGTACTTGCTCATGCCGCAGACCGCAGGGATCCGGCTGGCTGAGAGCATATCGTTCGGAGTGACTTTACCTACCATTTTTTATACCTCTGTTTCTGTTTTATGGTCTAAGAGTGCTGCTAGGCTGGTTGCGTATACCGCAATGTCAGCGCTAAGGTTTGATGCGGCCTCGTAATCGCGGCTCTCTGCGGCTGCGTAGGCCTGCTTGAGCAGGTTGCTGATGGCCAAAAAGTAACTAGCGTAGTTCATTTTTTACCCTCCTTCATGGCTGCCATTTTGGGTGAGCTTTTGTAAATGTACCGTTTCCACTTGTGCGTTACGTTATCTGGATCGCATTCGTAGAAGTCGCTAATGCGCCAGCCGCTGCTGCGGAGCATATGGATGTAGTGAGCCAGGCGGGTGATACCGTATTCCTCAATTACGTCCCAGCTTGTAATCCCTTTGCCGCGGCGGCGCCTGAGCTCTGACTGGATGATTTCAAATTGTGTACTCATTTCATTTTCCTTTCGTTACGAATTGATATGGTGCGATAGAACTCCCACTTCCTTAGGATCTCTTTGTCCTCAGACGGCGGTACAAAACCATGCCGTTTAAGGGTGCGGCTTACGTCTGTCTTTGCTGCTGGTATGTATGTGATATCTGGGTTAAGAATATTCATTGCTGCTCCTCATGTCATTGCTACGATTACTACAAATGCCAGGAAGGCCACGGTACCGATAACCTTATCCAGCAAAGAATCCTCAGACTTGTACAAGTCCTTGGGTGATTTGTTGTGCTCATTAAATGACTGCATGGTTAACTCTCCTCATTAATTTAGCCACTTGGGCTGGGTGCCAAACTTCATTGCCTTTGGCGGTCTTGATACCGCGAGCGCGTAACCCTTGAGCTACGTCCCGCAGATTGGTGCCTACCTGCTTGATTACATCCTGTAGGCTTGGCGCTACTAAAGTAGCAAAGGCATCAGCCTTGGCCACAATCGCATCTGTACCGACCTTAGAGCCCTTCTCTGGGCATGGGCTACCTAAGACAGTACCGCGCTCCTTAGCGGCTTGTAGAGCCTCTTTAGTGCGTTTACGGATACGTATTGACTCCCATTCAGCAAAGACAGCTGCGATCTGTAGGAATGTGCGGTCAGCCTCTGGCATATCTGCTGCCACGAACTGCACGCCAGACTCCAAGAGGCCTGAGATGAAGTGAACATTACGAGCTAGGCGGTCTAGCTTGGCGATTACGAGGGTAGCCTTCTGCTTTTTAGCGAGGGCTAGAGCAGCTGCGAGCTGTACGCGATCCGACTTACGGCCAGACTCGACCTCGGTAAACTCAGCAATAATCTCTTTGCCTGCTAAAAAGGTTTGCACAGCTGCACGCTGCGCCTCAAGGCCAAGGCCTGACTGGCCCTGACGCTGTGTGCTGACTCGGTAGTAAGTTACATACATATCCAACTCCTGTTTCTCGGTGGTTGAGCGATATCGCTTAATACGAATATATCACGCTATATGTAGTTTTGTATAGGTGTTTTCCCTTACATTACGCTACGGGTAGTTTTCCTGTATGCTCACAGATATCGGGTAGCTTGACACTATTCAGCTCAGTCATATCTCGTCATGCACGACTAAAAAGACCTGCTACTCGACCTAACTAAAGGATCAATATGTCAGAACTAAAGCCATTCCTGGTGCGTCTGCGGCCAGATGTGCGTGAGCTGCTGGTGCAGGCAGCACAAGAGCGCAAGAAACCCATAGCAACTGTGATTAATGATGAGCTGCGCTCTGCCCTTGGCAAGACTGGAAACCTCAACCAGCGCCTTACGCAGCTGATCGGATGATTATTCTTACGCTGCCATTCCCGCCATCGGTCAATACGTACTACAGGCGCGGAGCTCATGCGACCTACATGAGCAAGCAGGGGCGCGAATACAAATGTAAGGTATCGGATTACATCGCAGAGTCAGGCACGCCAAAGCTCGGAGCTGCCAGGCTTTCGCTGGAGATCGTGCTGTGGCCCAAAGATAAACGTAAATACGATATCGATAACAGACTGAAGGCATTGCTGGACAGCCTACAAAATGCTGGCGTATTCGATGACGATGAGCAGATAGATCAGATTAATGTTTATAGGGGCTCTGGCACGCGCAGCGGTGGCCAGGCAAGAGTAATGATTGAGGTTATCAATGAGTCATGAGAATGATGTGTACACAAAGGCCGTACAGGCCGACAGCTCGATTACAGGCAAGCGCTGGTGCTCTAACTGCCAGTTCGGCAAAGACTACAGGAATGGCTCATGGATCGTAAGCGCAAACAAAAGACAAAAGAGGTGGGTCTGCAAGGATTGCTGGGAGAGGAAACAGGCGAGGGAGGCCAGCAAGTAGATGACCGATTACGATGTCTCGCTTGTAATCAAGTTCACAGCACATCCAGGCTACTTCATCTGCCGGATGGCCGGACAGTCGGAAACTACTCGGAAGAGTACCGCCTGTATGCTGAGGCTGCCGGAGTACTCAAGAGATTTAGAACTCGAAAGACCAGACAGCTGCACCTCTCGCGAGTGGCAGAAGTGCGTGG